CCCGCCACCCCCGGAGACCCCCGTGCCCACCCCCTACGCACCCGACTCGTACACTGCGAGCGCCGCGCAGACGGACTTCACGATCACGTTTGCCTACCTGCACGCCTCGCACCTGTACGTCACGAAGGACGCTGTCGAGGTCACCTCGGCGAACTACTCACTCGTCAGTGGTGGCACCGTCCTGCGCCTTACCGTCGCGTGCTCGGGCGGAGAAGCCGTGGTCATCTCGCGTGTCACGCCCATCGGCGCCGACTACCGCCTGATCGACTACACGGCTGGCGCTGGGGTCTCCGAGGTCGAGCTGGACACCGCGGACCAGCAGCTCCACTACGCTCTCGAGGAGCTGGAGTACAACACCGACGCCGCCGCCCTGGCAATCGCGCTCGCCACCGCGAGCACCGCAGCCGCAGCGTCGGAAGCCGCAGAGACCGCTGCCGGTGCGGCGCAGACCGCAGCGGAGGCCGCGCAGACCGCAGCGGAGGCCGCGCAGACCGCCGCCGAGACGGCCGAGACGAACTCCGAGACCGCCCTCGCGGCGGTCCTCACCGCGGCCGGCTCGATGCCAACGATCTCGCGCTCGAGCACCACGGTGGTCGCCGTGAGCGCGGGCGTCTGCATCGACTCCACCGGCGCCTACATCCTCCAGCTCGCCGCTCCCGAGAACATCGACATCGCCGGCGGAACGGTGGCCGGAGGCGTCTCCGGGCGCGCCGTGAGCACGTGGCTCCACGCCTTCCTGATTCGCAAGGACAGCGACGGCAGCATCGACGTGTGGGGCGACACCAGCGTCACGGCCGCCAACAAGCCGGCCGGGTACACCTACTACCGGCGCATCGGCTCGTTCCTGCTCAACGCCACCGGCTCCGGCGAGGTGGTCCCCTTCCAGCAGCACGTCGACTACTTCCTGTGGACGACCCCGGGCGCACTCGTGCTCGACCACAACGTCACCGCCACGAACTTCACCAGCGGTGCCTCGATCACGCTCGAGAACGCCCCGCCTGGCGTTCGCACCCTTGTGGACATCGACGTCCGAATCGCCGCGCAGGCCGGCGGCGGGATCTTCCAGGGTGGCGACGAGACCAGCACGGCGCCCGCGGCAACCGCAGCGTCCCCGCTGGCCGACTTCTGGAACAACGGCGCCGTCTCGAACCAGGCGTTCCGCGTCACGGGTCTGCTGACCGACGGTGCCTCGCCGCCGAACATCAAGTACCGCACTGAAACGGACACCTCGTCCGACCTCGCGGTCCTCGTGCGCGGCTACCGCGACTCCCGAGGTGCGTAGGCCATGACCGCCAACCTCGAAATGCAGATCCTCGAGCGCCTCGCGCGCATCGAGCAGAAGGTCGACGACGTGAAGGAGCGCGTGCTCATGCACGTGGCCGAAGACCTCGTCTTCCACACCGACATCGAGAGACGCGTTCGCAAGTCCGAGAACTGGCGCGCGTACACCGCTGGCATCGCAGCAGCGGCCGGCTTCTTCGCCTCCAACATCAAGAGCTTCCTCTTCCCCAACTAGCAAGGAGACCCACCATGGAGTGGATCGTATCGAACTGGCTCGCCCTCTCGGGCATCGCAATCGCGGTCGTGGCTCTCGCCAAGGCCATCGTGAAGGTGACCCCCTCGACGAAGGACGACGAGATCGTCGCCGTGGTCGAGGGCGTGATCGAGCGTGTGCTCGGCAAGAAGTCCGAGTAGCACCATGCAGGCCCTACTCATCGGTGGGGCTGTCGTCCTTGTGCTCGCCCTCGTCGCCCTCGCGGTCATCGTCAAGCTGGCGGTGAAGCGCGGGGAGGCGAAGGCGGCAGAGGACGCCGACAACACCTACCACGAACGGAGACGCGATGCCGACGAAGTGCTCACGGAGCCTGTCGCCGACGAGGCCGCCTGGATCAAGAAGCAGATGGACCTGGCTGAGAAGGTCGCTGCTGCCAATGGCACTGTGCGTGCTCGCGAGCGCCTGCGCGACCTCCAGCGGCGCACCGGGCGTGGTCCCGGGCGACCCGCTGAGTAGCGACGTCCAGCGCCTCCGCGAGTACGTCTGGCTGATGCAGCTCGACGTGCAGCGCGTTCACCAGGACCTAGAGCCCGCGACGCCCGCCCTGCGTGCGTGGATCAGGGAAGCCGACCGCACCATCCGCGCCAACAACGAGGTCTACGGCATCGCCGTGGACAACGAAGAGGACCTCCCGTGGATCACGAGAGCCTGGCACAACTTCTTGAGGATCTTCACGGCGAGGTAGCCCAAGGGCTCCTCGAGAAGATCCGCTCCCGCGAGGCGAGCGCCGCCGAGTACACCGCGGCGATCAAGCTCCTCTCGCAGAACAGCATCCAGCTCAGCACCAGGGTCAAGGCCGGCCCACTCTTCGACCTGAAGACGGCCATCGAAGACCTGGACCTCGAGCTGCCCAACTAGTCATCCCCCACGTGCCTGCGCTGTCCCCCCACGGCGCGCGCGTGGGCCGCCCCCTCCTCGAGCTACCGCTGCGCGGTCAACGGGCGTTCGGCCAACGCCGATGCTGCGAGGAGGGGGCTTTCCACATCCACAGGAGCCACCACACGTGTCCTCGATCCTCAACGACAGCGACGGCAAGCCCTACGACTTCCCCAAGCTCGACGAGACCGGCGCACCGCCCAAGCACCTCACCCCGTTCGAGAAGGCGCTCGCCTTCACCATGAACGAAGAGGGCGGCCACCTCACCGAGGCCGAGGCCAAGCGCGTGGGAGACCGTGGTGGCGAGACCCTGTGGGGCTTCGCGAAGAAGTACAACCCGGACATCGACTACTCCACGTTCACGAAGGAGCAGGCCGCCCACCGAGCGAAGACCCGCTACTGGGACGCGATCCGCGGCGACGAGCTGCCGCCCCTCGTGGGCTTCGTCCTCTTCGACTACGCGTTCAACTCCGGCGCCCCGTGGGCGGCCATGGAGCTACAGCGCGCCATCGGTGCGAAGCCCGACGGCCGCATCGGCCCGTCCACGCTTCGGAAGCTGCGCTCGAAGAACCCCGAGGAGATCGCGCGCAAGCTGCTCCGACTTCGCGGGGCGTACTACTCCGTGAAGAGCGTCGAGCAGCCGCAGTTCGCGAAGGGATGGAACTCCCGCCTCCGCAACCAAGCCTGGTCCGCGGGCAAGGTCGCGGGGCAACACTCGAGCGCACCCAGTGAAGACGACCGGAGCATCTAGCACGCCCGACGCGCTGTCCGACTTCCGCATCTACCTCGCACTATTGTGGAAGCACCTCCGACTACCACCCCCGACGAAGGTGCAGTTCGACATCGCGCACTACCTCCAGCATGGCCCGAAGCGGCGCGGGATCGAGGCGTTCCGCGGCGTGGGCAAGAGCTGGATCACCTCCGCCTACGTGCTGTGGCGCCTCCACAACAACCCCGAGCTTCGGGTGCTGGTGGTCTCCGCGTCGAAGGATCGCTCCGACGCGTTCTCGACGTTCACCAAGCGGCTGCTCAGCGAAGTTCCGTTCCTCCAGCACCTCGCCCCCAACGCGAAGGCCGGGGACCGGGACTCGAACATCGCGTTCGACGTCCACGGCGCACCTCCGGCGCACGCCCCCAGCGTCAAGAGCGTGGGCATCTACGGTCAGATGACCGGCTCCCGCGCCGACCTCATCATCCCCGACGACGTGGAGGTCCCCAACAACTCCGAGACGGCGACGATGCGGGAGAAGCTGCTGCGCCGCGTGCAGGAGTTCGCAGCCATCCTCTCCCCAGGCGGAGAGGTCGTCTTCCTCGGGACGCCGCAGACCGAGGACTCCCTCTACAACCACCTCCCCGAGCACGGGTACGAGGTGAGGGTGTGGCCGTCGCGCGTACCGGAGGACCCCGAGAGGTACAACGGGCGCCTGGCTCCCATGATCCAGCAGCTCATCGAGGCCGGTGAGCCTCCCGGTGCGCCGACCGACCCCGCCCGCTTCCACGAACTCGAGCTGTCCGAGCGCGAGATCGAGTACGGGAGCGCTGGCTTCCAGCTCCAGTTCATGCTCGACACCACGCTCGCCGACGCCGACCGCTACCCGCTCAAGATCTCCGACTTCATGGTCCGCAACGTCGACCCAGACGTGGCCCCCGAGAAGCTCGTGTGGGGCTCGGCGCCGGAGCAGGTCATCGAGTACCTGCCCAACCCCGGCTTCCAGGGCGACCGCTGGCACAAGCCGATGTTCGTCGCCGAGAAGTACAAGCCCTACGAGCTGATCGTCATGTACATCGACCCCTCGGGTCGCGGTGCCGACGAGACCGGCTACGCCATCGTCGGCGTCCTCCACGGCATCGGGTACATCCTGGCGTGGGGCGGGGAGCAGAACGGCTACGACGAGCGCACGCTCGCGAAGCTGGCGCTGCTGGCGAAGGAGAAGAAGGTCAAGCACGTGTTCGTCGAGGACAACTTCGGCGACGGAATGTGGACCGAACTCTTCCGCCCGGTGCTCGTTCGCACGTACCAGACGAAGGACGAGAAGGGCGCGATCTCCCCCGGCTGCAAGCTCGAGGGCGACCGCGTCTCGGGGCAGAAGGAGCCGCGCATCATCGAGCGGCTCGGCCCGCTCCTCGGCGCGCACAAGCTCGTGATCGACGAGGCCATCGTCCGCGACGACCTCAAGTCCAAGCTCCACCTCGGCCCCGACGCCGTGTTGAAGAGCGGGCTACACCAGCTCACGCGCATCACGCGCGACCGTGGGTGCATCAAGTACGACGACCGCCTCGAGGCCCTCGCAGGGGCGGTCCACATGGCGCAGCAGATGCTCGCCAAGGACACCGACAAGGCGCTGACTGCCACGCACAAGGACGCGCTCCGCAAGGAGCTGTCGAAGTGGTACAAGCACGTTTCCGGCCGCGACATCCGTGGCCGCACATGGAGTGACAAGGTCTGATGGCCGCCGAAACCGCCGCAGAGAAGAAGAAGCGCGAGGCCCGCGAGCGCGCGGCACGTGCGAAGAAGACCCCCGCCGCCAAGACGCGCGGGAACATCAACGTCAACGCCCGCAAGCTGTACCTCGACGTGGACAACGCCGAGGGCTACTCGCGCCGGGGGAAGTAGTCACCATGCTCCGCTTCATCACCGCACTCCTGCTCGGGCTCGCCACGCTCGCGCCTTCCATCGCCTTCGCCGAGACGCGCGCCGTCGACGCTGCCAAGCTCGCCGCCAACTGGAAGGAGTTCCCCTCCATCCAGGCGGCCGACTGCTCGGCGGCCAGCGCCGGCTACACGGCCATCTGCCACGAGACCGCCGACGACTCGCTCTGGTTCTGCGAGAGCACCTCCGGGTGCCCCGCGGCCAACTGGGTTCAGGTCGGCGGAGGTGGCTCGGCCAGCTCGCTGGTTGACGGGGACTACGGCGACTGGACCTGCGCCACCGGCGTCTGCACCCTGGACAATGACGTGGTCGCCCCCGCCGAGATCGCTGACGCCGACTTCGGCGACTTCACCTGCACCACCGGCGTCTGCACCCTCGACGTGTCCATCGGTGCCGCGACCACCTACAACGCCTCGTGGGCCGTCCCGACGACCTCCGACGACCTCTACATCAAGGTCGGTGGCGGTTCGATCACGCTGACGAACTTCGACTGCATCGCCATCGGCGGGACCACGCCCTCGGCGCTGATCATCACGGTGGACGAGTGTACCTCCGCGGGCGCCACGTGCGTCTCGAGCGGCGGGACCGTCACCCTGTCGGCCGTGACCACGAGCTACAACGACGCCACCTTCACTGATGCGGCGATTGACGACAACGACTGGATCAGGTTCGACATCACGTCGCTGACCACGTCGCCCGACTACGCCTTCTGCCGCCTGGAGTTCACCCAGCCGTGATGAAGCACGCTCGACGACTGTTCGGCATCCTGGCTCTCGCCCTGTTCGCGCAGCCGGCGGGGGCCACAGTCACCATTCTGGACTCCTCGGAGGGAACCGGCACCACGTCGCTGAGCTGGTCGAGCACGGTCACGAGCAACCAGCTCCCCGACGGGGTGTTGATCTTCTGCTTCTCGAACGGAAGCGCATCCGACACCTTCACCGGGGCGGGGTACGGCACGGCTGACAACGCCACCCGCATCCACTCCGCGGCGGACTCCGCCGGGGAGACCGGGTTCGTCGAGGTCTACTACAAGGCCGGGTCGATGGGCTCGGGCATTCGCACGGTGTCCTGCACGGTCACGGGCACGGGTACCTACTACGGGGTGGCGATCACCCTGGAGACCTCGAGCAATCGGATGCTGGTGCCTGTGGGGACCGCGTGTGGTGCTGAAGGCGACACCGCGAACCCTTCGTGTACGATCACAGGGTTCACCGGCGACGTGTTCCTGGCTACCGGCCTGCACAGTGGGCATGACGCCCCGGCGTCGATTGTGGGCGCGGCCCCCACGTCGAACCTCATCCAGACGAACGACTACGGCTTGCAGTCCGCAGCGGTCTACTCCACGACCGGGGCCCAGTCCTCGGGCTCGACGGCGTGGACCGCCACGAGTGAAGACGTGGCGATGGTCAGCGTGGCAGTCCAAGAGCTGACCACGGCGCCCGGCGGTGTGCGGTTCACGGACATCGGCCCCCTCGGCACGGCAACGTGCTCGGCCTCGACCACGTGTGCGGTCACCACCACGGCCACCCTGGAGGTCGGCAACCTCGCGATCTGCTCTGTCTCCAAGGACGAGGCCGGAGCGGACATCGTGGACGGTGCCCTGCTCACCGAGATCACCTCTCTCACCGGCACGGGTGGAAACACGTGGACGCAGGTGGGCGAGTACTGTAACGTCGAGACCGCTTCGGTGGCTGACGGGCAGTGTGTGGGTGCGTTCTACACCCGAGCGACCAACCAGGTCTCCTCGGGTGGCACCCTGACGGTGACCTTCGAGGCATCGACGGCCCGCTCGGCTGTCACCTGCCGTGAGTTCGGGGTGAGCGGCCCGATCAAGCACCTCACCGAGTCCACGGTCTCTCTGCCACGAGGGAACGCTGCGGACAACACGGACCCGCCTTCACTTGGGTTCGGCGTGATCGGCGACGCGGGCGAGCACCTGTACTACCGGGTCGACGCGATGGAGACGAACGTCACGTACTACCCCTCGACGAACAACGGGGCGTGTGCGCCGGCGATCTCGAACTCCGGCACGGCAGCCACGTCGAGCGAGGTCGCGTGCGAGTACGCGATCACGCACGGTCGGTACCCGTACTACTGGGAACAGTCGAGCTACTCTTCGTCGGCCAACAACCCGGCGACGAACGGCAACAACGACAGCGCACAGCTCCTCTTCATCATCACCGATGCGCTGCAAGACAACAACCGCGTGACGAACCAGGGGCAGCAGTGATGCCTTCGCCCACGTGGCTCAAGCGGCTGCGACGTTGGTACATCCGGTGGCGCCTGTTCAGGAGGATCTGATGAGCAAGCTCGAGTTCGCGGAGCGCCTGTGGCTCCATCTCGCCGCGGGGGTCGCGGTGGGTCACTTCGCCGACTACGTATGGAGCTTGCTCGCCAAGCTCTAGGGGGACTCTGCCTTGGACAACCGCACCTTCGTCGTGACTGGCCTCATGCGCTCGGGGACGTCGTTCCTCGCGCGCACCCTCAACGAGCTGGGCGTCCAGATGGGGAGCACCATGCGCTTCCCCGACGCTGGAACGCCCGGCTCACAGCTCGACTGGGAGGACGCCGAGTTCACTCAGAAGATCGCCGAGGCCATCATCGGTGGACACCCGCTGCCCGACTTCGCCGGCTACATCGCGAGCCGCGGCGACGGGCTGTGGGGACTGAAGTCGCCGACGCTGCTGCCGTTCCTGCCGGACTTCCTCCTCGAGCTGGAGAAGGCCGGTCGGCAGCCGGTCCTCATCGTCACCGAGCGCCCCTACGTGGAGACGTTGCAGTCGATGAACCACCAGCTCCGCATGTACCGCATCGAGGTGCTCGAGATCATGGTGAACGTGCAGCGACAGCTCGAAGCAGCGCACCAGTGGGCGCTCGAACGCGCGGACCTCGTCGTGAAGTGCGCGGACAGTCGGAGCTGTCCGACCGAAGTGCGCGAAGAGGTGCGTGTTCTGCTGCAAAAGTTCGAGACGAGTCAAATACGTACACCGTAGGCAGCCTACCCCCGGTACCCCCGGCGCGCGCGCAGTGGCAGCGTCGGGGGCCGGGGCGCGCGGGCGCGCGTCGCTGTACGCTACGCTGGTGGCGTTTGGCGGGCACCAGATACGCTGTCTGGTGTCGGGGCGCGCGGGCAGCGGGCTCGAGGGGCGCGGGCGCGCGGGGCGAGGCGCGGGGCTGCGGGGCGTGAGTGTTCGGGCTCGTGCCACGTAGGGGACCATTGTGTTTTCGACCTACCTCTGGACGCGTGCGCGCATGCGCGCGTGCGTGACGCGTGCGCGTTGATCCAGACTCCGACTCGCGGCCGGCGCCTAGTTCTCCTCGCGTGCGCGTCGCGCGCGTGATCCAGACTCCGACTCGCGGCCGAGGCGGTGACGCATTGTGCGGTCGGAGTGCCGAAAAGCGGCACCTTTTTACCCATCCGCGGCGCCAAGCGCCGGAGGGCACAATCGGGCCCGAGACCGCCAACGTGGCGCCGTTGCTCGGCTTTTCGACGCTTCATGCCGTGCGGCATTTGTTGGCACGTGGCTTGCTATGATCTCGTGGCATACAGCGGCCGCCGACGGTCGCGAGGATGCCCGCGCAGCACGAGC